ACTGCTTATCTCTCGACCTTGGAAACCACCTCTTTGCTGGAAAGAACCACTAGAACTATCCCACGTAATACCGGGAGGAGAAGGAGGCAGTTCTGCCGCTAGTGCAGTATTGACTGATTCATAGTCGCCAGTCTCGCCAGCCTGCTTTAGCGCCGCATTCATATTAGTACTGTATCCTTGTGTAGAGGTTCTTACAGCCTCGATAGTTTGCTCGGTATCCATACCAAGGGCTTGTCGTTGCCTTAGTTCAGATGCTTCCTGTTGCTCTAACTGGTATTTATAAGTTTCTCTATCTTCTTCCGCCCTTGCCTCTATTGATGCTATATCTTGTACACCACCTGCCGCCTGAGTCAATCTTGCCTGTGCCCCACTTTCTCGTATCTGCCTTAGTTCTTGTAATCCAGCCGTTTGCTGACCAGCAAATTGAGTTATCCTTTCCTGTATACCTGCTTCTTGTATTTGGCCTATCTTCTGCTCGCCGCCTACAAGTTGCTGAGTCATCTCTCCTGAGATTTGCCTTTGTTGCAAAGTTTGTTGCAACCATCTATCGGCACGTGCCAACGCCTCTGTAGAGTTCATCTGTCTACCTTGGGCTCTTGCGTCTGCCATAATACGCTCAGCTTGGTTTTGCCTTTCCACAAAACCAGCTATTCTTGTTTGGTCTATATTTTGTCTGCCACTCTGTCTAAGTTGCGCCATTTCAGCCGATAACTCTTGATGCTGTAATGCCCTTCTAGTAGAGAGTTCTGCCGCTTGTATACCCTGCTCGTGAGACATTTGACGCCCTTGAGCCATAGCATCGGCTCCTATCTGTTTAGCTAGCCTCTCTATAGCCCCAGTATTTCTTACTTGCTCAAGTATTCTGTCCTGTTGACCCTGCGCTCTTATACCCTTCCTCTGCTCAATACCCTGCCCACCAATAGCCGCCATTTGATAGTCGTGAGCGTCTGCCTGCATCTGTACTTGATGCGCAAACTCATTACCTTGCATAGCTTCGTTAGATGAAAGCTCACGGTCAAATTGTGACTGTGCCATCAAAATTTGAGACTGTGATACATCAAAAGCATTATCAATACTTAGTCTTTCGTTTGTATTTCTGGCTTTTGCTATTTTATTGGACTGCTCATCTATTCTTGTTTGCCTTGTTTGCTGTTGTCTTTGAAACGCTGTATCTGCTTCTCTCTGACGTGTTCTCTCCCTCAACTCTGACTCAGCAAAACTTCTATCAAGCCGAGCTTGAGTACTTTTAAACTCCTGTTCCCCTATCCTTTCGTCAGTCTTCCACGATTGCGCCGCCTCTAACTGCTCCATTTCTGCCTGAGACTTTATATCCATAGTTCTAGTCTGGCTTGCAATGTTTTGAGCGTCTGATTGCTTTGCCAGCGATTCAGCTAGTTTCAACCGGTCTTCTGAACTTATTTCAGCGGCATTATCCCCTGCGGTTAGTGTACCTTGGAATTTTACTCTACCTTGAGAATCATATTGTGGAGGGGTATAGGTATAGCCTATCTTGCTTAGGTCAATAGCCGTTCGCCCCCTATCCTCTTCAGACCAGCTACCTGCTATTTCAGATGCAAACCTTTGTATTTCGGCGCTAGCATCTTCTGGGTTAAGTGTGTCAGTAGCTATTGGCCCACCGTCTGGCCCGGTAACATTTACATCTCTAGTTACAAATCCGGGCGCTCCACCTTCTTCTGTTTGGATGCCTCGGAATGTGTCCAAGCTATTTAGTACTTCTGGTGAAAACCCCTCCTGTACTGCCGCTCTATACATAGCTTGTAGTTGGACAGTTTCATCCCCACCTTCCAGCCCACTTGCTACTGGAGGAGCTGACAACAACTCTCGTGTACCCTCAGTCTGGTAACCCTGTGCCGCACTCATCCTACCTGTCACATCCATTATTCTAGACCAAAATCCCTTACCCTTTACTTGGTTCTGAAAGAAATCCTCAAGTCTCTTTTTTTCGTCTGGCCCCAAGGCTCCTACCGCACCCTCACCCCTACCTCCCTTTACTTGTTCCCATCTCTTATTATAGGCTGATGGGTCTATATCTGACTCACTAAATCTTGTTCTAAGCTGTTCAGACATGGCGGCTATGTCTTCGGGGGACATACCTAGCCCTGCTTCAGACTGTAATGGTATTGTACCTAAGTCAAAATCGCCCGGCCCTTTAGGGGCAATTGCAGGCGTTTTAGGCTGTGTGTCACCACCAGCCATGCCAACTAAGTTAGGAGATGCTGACCCAAAACCAACATTGGTATCAGCATCGCCAGCAAATATATTTTTAATACCCTGACCAAAACCAGATAATTTATCTGACCAACCACCAGAATTTGCTTCTGGAAGTGTTGATACTCCGGTATTGGGTGTGCTACCGCTTATAGTACCATTGGCCTGACCAGATGCTCCTCTTGTATCAGGGGCAACACTAGGAGTTGACCTATGTGGGTGTGCGTGTCCCCAATCATCGCTACCTGCGTGGTAGGTTATTTTACCTAGCATATTTAAAGTGTCATATCTAAACATCTTTATTCCTTAGCGCACTCAGTACTTCTTCGTTACCAAGTAGCTGGGCCATTTGTAACAATGGCTCACCTCGCATTTTGGTAACTTCACTCTTTAATTCTTCTGGGGTCATCTTAACTTGGTCTGGCCCCAAGGGTACTTTCTGTTGGATACGCTCCAAAACATGTTGTACTATTCGGGCACTCTTCTCTACTGCTCGCCCAGTAATATCTTTTTCCATGCTATACTCCTGCGTTAGCCATACCTTCATTTTCTAGGGCCACCGGTACTCTACCACCTTCACCCTGTCCCATCATATCCTCAATAGTCTGTTCTCGCTCACCAACTATATTGGCGGCTCCACCAGCCCTCTGCATCATTTGCCCTGCCAACCCCTCACCTGTGGCTTGCGCCTGCGCTTGCTGGTCTTGCGCTTGCATCTGTGCCATAACCGACTGTACTAACATTCCACTGCCTACCAACTGGTCAATGACTTGCTCAGCCATAATCTTCTCTTCCTCTTCTTCGCCATTAGGTATGACGCCCTTGAGGAACCTTTCTCGGTATGTAGAGCGTGATATTAAGCCCGGCTCTCGCTTGACAGCCAGTGCGCTTAACATCCTTCTGTCATCTTCACTTGGGTCTGTAGCCTCGAAGGTAACTTCAAACTGATGGTGGGTAAAGTCTTTGGCTCTAATCATCCTGTCATTTGTGCCCTGTCGTGGGCCTTGCACTGACATAGATAGTTCAAACCAAGCCATCAAATGACTTAACTTATTAAGTACCTCAGTACCCATCGAGTTAAGTGCTTTTTTGACAGGGCTAATAATCTTTAGTGCCTGCCCTATAAGCATTGCTTGGTGTATACCGGCATCTGCCTGACGCTCCATGAGAGCCGCAGGTATTGTACGTCGAATACTTTCATCGACTGATGCCAAGAACTCCATCATGTGTTGGTTGGGCGGTGGGGACTCTAACCATTGTGGTGGACGTTCGGGAGCATGTTTGATTACTGCGCCCGGCCCTTTTTGGAACTGTTGCGCTACTTGAGATGGGTCATCGGTAGTCAGCAGTCTAGGAAATACATGGTACTGCCACGCCGCTCGCATAGCCGTCTTAATCTCTATTTCGGCTTCCAACTCGCCTTGTATGCTCTGAAGTATCCCCACCGCTAGATGTTTAGGGTTACCGTCAGCGTTGTACCGACCCAATCCGCTGTAGCGATAGATATATGGTATTATGCCATATGGGTTAGGTTTGTCAATAATTCGTTCGCCATCAACCTCAACAATATACTCATCCCTAGTCCAGTACTCTACCCAGTTGACTTCTCGCAAAGGATTGTTAGATAGGTCTTTGCCTAGTCTTTTGGCCTTTGGGTCAGTCCAGTGTGGGTACGACTCTCGGATATCTAGTACTCGCCGGGTCTGGCGCTCTATCATATATGTTAGTTCATTGGATGGTGATGGGTAACAGTTTAGAGGGTCAACTGGTTTAACAATGAAGTGCGGCTTATGAGACATCTCTGCCTCCCACGCCTTTTTGCTAACCTTAGCTGGCTTATCCTCTAAGCTATCTTCTCTAACAATTAACTTTACGCAAGCCGCTCCACGAAGTATTAAGTCGTGCGGTGCTTGTCCTAGTGGGTCAATCATGCCATTCTGCGATATTTGAGACAACATATGTTGCCCCCACATCTCCATTAGAGCCTTGTGGTCTTGGTCTTTCTGCTTTGGCCCACGCTCACGATATATTACTACTGGCTCATCGACACGTATCTGGTCTCTAAGGTTGTCAACAATTTGAGTTGCCTTAGAAGACTTGTGTACGGTAATGTTTTCTGGAAGGTCAATATTCAGATAAAATTCTTGATTATATAGGTCATCAGCATCAGTCATTTGCTGGTGAGCGCCACTATAGTAATGTTCGTTTGCCGATATTAAATCGTCTAGGTTGGTTGCCACGGATTCACTCCTTCACGATTATGCCACAGGATACTGTCATAAACACTGTCGTCGCCGCCCGGCCTCAGATAACTATTAGTTACCACAGTAGTTCTATCATCAATTCTTGTTGTACCGAACTTCTCAAGTAACCCATAAGACAACGCTTTACACGCATGGTCGTTGCGAGGTTCTGGCTTTCCATTCTTTATTCTCCAGCGTCCAATACCACTTACCGGCGCTGTACCTCCTCCCATTTCCGCAATGAGCCCTTGACACTTGGGATTAATACGCAAGCGAGGCCGACCACTGTTAGGGTTAATAGAGAGTACCGAACGCAAGCGTTCAAGCTCGGCGTCGATGGGCCATTTGTTGACGTGCATCTGAAGACCTGTGTCCCGATGCCACGCTTCAAACGCACTGCCAAGTCCCATATGATGTTGTGTACCTGCAATGTCCATTACCCCATCTTTAATGTTGTTCCATGCAGGCTTCAATTGTACGCCCTGCATTACCTGCTCATGTGTCCAGTGAGACACATATAATTCATCTACTACCCAAACCTCATCCCCCTTGAACTGTATGAACTCACAAGCATATACTAAATCGCCGGGGTCTATAAATATGTAGGTTGACTCCATTGGGTCAAACTCTACCTTGGGGTCAACATGTATTACGTGTTTAAATTCTGGAAATACGCTGTCTATGGGTGGATGTGGCCTACCGCCATATCGTGCCATAAACCTTGGTTCAGTTGTTTGAGCCCTTAGCTGGTCTAGAGCGGCGTCATTCTCTCCGCCGGGGTAGATAGATAAGTTTGCCCAAGCCGGGAGCGAGTAACTAGTGACATCAAGTTCGTTACCAGATTGTCCCACTTCCCACATTTCTGGAAACCATCCTTCAGACGTTTCAAACGACCCTGAGAAAAACCCCCAAGAGCCTCGGTGATAGCGTCTTGCAAGACGTCCGTAACACCTATCCCAAACTTCCTTGGGCCATCTACTGATTTCGCACCCAATAATACCTTGAGGCTGTTCTCGTCCAATCTTCTTTGGGTCATATCCAGATACTGTTTCAAATACTGCTCCTATCGTCGTAGTCAGAATACACTTCTGGTCTTTGTGGGTGGAGATAGATGTCTTTGAGTTATCTACCAACCCCATCTCGTCAAGCCACTCATGTATGTATTCTAGCTCTTTTCTGGCATCTTCAAAGTCTGCGCCAACCACCCAATACAGTAGGTCTTCGTCATAGCCATTTTCGTGGGCATCGACAATGCCTCGTATTACGCCAGTCAGCGCACCGAGGAAAGACTTCCCTGCACCCTCACCACCACCAATTATTTTTAGTCGGCTAGGGTGAAACAGTACGTCCGTTTGCTCCGGGGATAACTCCAGATTCAATAACTTCAGTACGTCTGTCGCCTTCTCTGTCCACATTAACATTCACCTGCTGTACCCACTGTTGCATTAACTGTGCGTAAGGGGTCTTATCGTCTTCAGTAATCTTAACCATCTCAGAAAACAGCTTTATGAGAAAGCGGCGGTCTGCCCCGGCATCCTTGGCGTCACTAAGGGCACTATCCACACTAGCCCGAATAAGTTTAGGTAAACTAGTACCTATCTCTTCAAGGCCAGTTTGGAATGCGGTCTGCAACTTTTGTGCAACCACTTCTCCCTTAGCGATGTCAGTCTTTTTAGGACGCCCAGCGCCGAGCCGAGCCCCTCCATGTTTTCCCATACATCAATTATACCATAGTTATTGCTCCTTGACAACCCCTGCCTAGCCGTGCTATAATTAACTGTGTCTTAATTGACACCCTCCCGGTGCGTAAGCACCACTCCTCCTCGGCGTGGGGTCAGTATATCTGGCCTCACGTTTCTTCTTGATTATATTCAAAATTTCAAATGGCCTTTCTAGGCTTGAATTTAATTAAAATTTAGGGAAAAAGCCTCAATATTCAAGCATTTGTGTGAGGAAAGGCTCATGGAACTAGTAGGCAGGGACGGTCAAGGGGTCTAGGCACAAGCCTGCAAGCCACTATACAGTGGTAGGGGCAACCATCCAACAAGACTAGGCGCAGGCAATAAAAAACCCCTGCTATCGCTAACAAGGGTTTCAAGTGTGGTGAAAGTTAAACCTATTTTTTGCTTCGTGCCTTATCTCTTTTTAATGCTCTATCCATCTTATGCAGTGCGATATGTCTAGCCAGTTCCTCACTTTCCTGCTCTGCCCAATCTAACAACTCATCTATTCTTTCGGCGTATCCTTCCAGCTTGGCTTGACTGTCAAGGATTGCGCCCTTGACCTCTACTAGCTTAGTTGTTCTTTGTTCTATCTCACTTACAGGCATTATGTATATCATGGCTAATTACCTTGTGGCTTGTCGTCTAGTATGTCAATTAATGGTGACTCTACTATTCGGGTCATGCGGTGTATTTCTATATCGCTATGGTTTGGGCAGAAACTCACAAGCTCGCCGGTTGCCTCAATCCTTGCCATTGCCACACACCATTCGCTGTATAGTAATCGGTCACAGATAAGACACTCATACCAGTAAAAGCCGTCAGCATCGGCAACGTGTAACTCTGGTTTCATCGGGTTCATTGTTTCCTCAGTCATTTAATCATCCTCACTATTATAATTCTGTTTTTGTTCATTATTATCGTTCTGCTTCTTAATCGTATCCTCAATTCTTGACCTCCTATCAAGACTGTTTATATTTGGTATTTCGTAACGTACGACACTGCCACAATAAACGCAAGATGATTCTTTAGTGTCTTTTGTCAGGGTTCGTGTTGTCATGAAGTGCCGACACCCCATTTTGTTTAGTTTAAACTTGCTAACCTTATGGAATGAGCCCAGCAGGTGAAGACGGTGTTTAGCGTCCATCCTGTCCGCCTTCAAAGTCAAACTGTACGTCTTTTACGGTGTCTTGGAATAGTTCCCATTTGATTAGGTCAAGTAATGCCTTTTCGGGTGGGTGGATGGTTTCACCATCAGTTCCGAACGGCACTGGATGTTCATTAATGTTCACATAATGCAACGGTGAATAGTCTACTAGCTTTTCAGCGATTTCGGCATTGGTCATTGGCTGGTGTTGCCTAGCACAGAAACTGATGTACACAGTCTCATTAGTTAGGAATGTGATACATCCACAGTACAGGAAGTGCAGACCAGCTACCGACACAGTATCCAGTACATGTAGCAAGTCGGTCATGTGTTGTGTTGGGTCGCACTCTTCAGCAAGCCACTCAATATTAATCCCCATCACGCCGTCATACAGAAGATTTAACGCCTTAGTTATGTTCAGGCTTGCCTGAGATATGAATTGGATGATTTGGTTCTGTTTCATATTCCCATCCTATTAGCACACAAGGCGCACACACTCTGTTTCTTTATATACTCTTCACGCTCTACTTTCATCGGTGCAAGCCTTGCCGGAAATTGACAGTAGAATAAGCCGGTCAACTTGCGCCTCAAACAAAGATTGCACGTTCTCTGTATGTCCTCGAATTGATAAGTATTTATCTGCTCATCATTAATATAATGGATATCGTATAAGTCCGGTGAAGCGTACATTTTACGTTTCCTGAATACCTTGTTAGATGCTGGTCTGCGCCAGCCAGTGTTTGAAGTTCTCATATTATCCCTTTAAATAAGAATAGGTAGGTGGTTAGCCTACCTATAATCTATCTTTTCTTACCTGCTAGCCACATCACCAGCGCAAACAGTGCGCCGAATATGTAAGCCACAAAGTCATCAATCCGCATAGGCTGGCACTTTCAAGCCGAATATTTGGTTAAATATTCCAAATGGTATCGGTTGTCCTAGCCTGTATTCACCGGTGAATTCCTTCTCACTGCATATTTCAGGGTCTAAGCGTAACGCCTGCTCATATATCTGCTTTAACGCCCCACCGTCACCAGTCAAGACACCGTGTAGCATCCGATATTCTGGTAGCCATTCCAACACTTCGAGGAAATTGCGCACGTCTTCTTCTGTGGAATATTGCGTGTCATTGAATCCCTCTATACTGTCTGGTACGTCTTGGTAATACCATTTACCTTCTGCTTCTACCCTAGATTTTGCGGTCTCATACCAGTTGGTTTCAGCAAGGTATGACGTGCCCTCCTCGCCGTTCTTAAAATAGTCTTGGGCCATTGCTACAGTGTACCGGCGCAGTAGTGCAGTGAAGACGGCATAATGGCTGTATCCACCGTCCGGTTTTGTGGTCAACAATCCATCCTTATAAATTGGAAGCCCATCGGTGTAATCGTCCATTGTTGCGCCAAGGTCAAACATGATTGAGCCAACAGCGCAAACAGCACCGCATGACTGGTCATTGTATGAATCTAGGCTCAGGAATGTATTTGTTGTTGTCCCTTTGATGGAATTTCGTTCGTCACCGTCAAACGCTGACAGTGCGCCCTTAATCCATTTAACACGGTCAAACATTGCTACTATAGCCATTGCCTACCCCCTTAATCGCAAACTAAATTTGTGGTCAAGGCTGATTTCCTCGACGGTTTCGACTTTCGCCAATTCCGCAAGGTATCCGCCCTTGATGCCGTATATCATGCTAATTGGGCATTCCCATTCGATAGCTTTTAGGGTACAAACCCCGTTTTTTTTCACGTCGCTAAGGTGAAAATTCCACAGTCTTTCTTTCGGTTCTGGCATTGTGCCTCCTTGATTGGGTTTTGGTTTAGCCCATCATACCAGATTTCGAACAAAAATGTTAAACAAGTATAAAAAAAGTAAAAAATGCCAGGAGGCTTAGAATTTTTTTTGCGTTTAGGTTAGGTTAGGCATTCATGAATTGGAATTCATGAATTATGGGGTTTTTTTGTGTTTAGTTTTGCTCCAAAATTCCTGAAATCCTTGGATTTTCCCTGCATCAGTGAAAGCGAGCGAGGGCATCAGTGCAACTGCTAGAGGGCATTTTCCTATACTTATATGTTATATATATATAAGTATGACACATGACAGCATATGTCAGCAGTTTAGCTACGAATTGCACTGCATTTGTCA